ATGGCAATTAAAATTGGTATTAACGGCTTTGGCCGTATCGGTCGTATCGTTTTCCGTGCAGCACAACACCGTGATGACATCGAAGTGGTAGGTATCAACGACTTAATCGATGTTGATTATATGGCTTATATGCTGAAATATGATTCAACTCACGGTCGTTTTGACGGTACTGTTGAAGTTAAAGACGGTCAATTAGTAGTTAACGGTAAAGCGATCCGCGTAACAGCTGAGCGTGACCCGGCTAACTTAAAATGGAATGAGATCGGTGTTGATATCGCAGTTGAAGCAACAGGTTTATTCTTAGATGATGAAACTGCTCGCAAACACATCACCGCAGGTGCGAAGAAAGTTGTTTTAACCGGTCCGTCTAAAGATGCAACACCTATGTTCGTAAACGGTGTAAACTTTGATACTTATGCAGGTCAAGACATCGTATCCAACGCTTCTTGTACAACAAACTGCTTAGCACCATTAGCTAAAGTTATTCACGAAAAATTCGGCATTAAAGAAGGTTTAATGACAACTGTTCACGCAACTACTGCAACGCAAAAAACAGTAGATGGTCCATCAGCGAAAGACTGGCGTGGTGGTCGTGGCGCATCACAAAATATCATTCCTTCATCAACAGGTGCAGCGAAAGCAGTAGGTAAAGTATTACCTGCATTAAACGGCAAATTAACCGGTATGGCTTTCCGTGTTCCAACCACTAACGTTTCTGTTGTTGATTTAACTGTAAACTTAGAAAAACCAGCAACTTATGCAGAAATCTGTGCTGAAATCAAACGTGCTTCAGAAAACGAAATGAAAGGCGTGTTAGGCTACACAGAAGATGCTGTTGTTTCAACAGACTTCAACGGTGCAACTGAAACTTCAGTATTTGATGCGGCGGCAGGTATCGCATTAACAGATACTTTCGTTAAATTAGTATCTTGGTACGATAACGAAGTTGGTTACTCAAATAAAGTTTTAGACTTAGTTGCTCACGTATATAACTACAAAGGTTAATTGCTAAGTTATATTTTAAATATAGAGCCAAATTCTGAATGGGATTTGGCTCTTTTATTGCGAACAATAAATTGAAGATAGTTTCTGTTTTCCCGTAAGATTATTTCCTACAAACAGAGACTAAGTACAATAAGGAAAATTTTCTTGCTTTTTGCTGTGTATTTTGTGTAAAAGAATATTATTAGAGACTACAAACGATTAATAAATATCAAGTTTCCTATGAAAAATGATGTTTTTATTAATGCTATATTGCTTTTTGAGAGATGATTTAAATTATTGATTATAAGTATGGTAAGATTAAAGCCTGAATCGGGATATTCAGGCTTAAAAATAATGGTGCGACTAGCTCGCACCAATAATCATTATTTATCAATAAGTTAAAATCTATAGTGTGCAGTATATGTATATGCAATTAAAGAATAGCAATTTCTACTGGCAAGCAATATTTTTTGCGTTGAGGTGCGTAAAATTGCGTAAAAAGATCGAGTTTTTAAGATCGCTTTGCGGTTATATGGGGCTTGTAAGGATCGCCTTTTTGCATTTGCGTACAAATCGACAAATTAAGTGTGCGGGCGAGGCGAGGGATAGACGGCACGGGCTAGGAGGTGGTGAAGTTGTTGAAAAATAAAGGAAAAATTATTTTTTAAGTGTATTTTATTTGTTATTTTGATATAATAAATTGCCGAAATATATACACTAATCAAGCAAAATTTTTGCTTTATACATTAAAAAAGCCCCAATCTAGGGGCTATGTTTGAGCTTGTAAGGATCTGTTTTATCGTGTCCGCTGTAACAATTTGGACGGCTTAAATTTGATAACCTCTTGACCTAACCACTGATTAAACTCTTTCAATCGCTCTTGTAATGGCTCAATCTCGGTTATAAAAAAAACCTCGGCTGCATCAGCCACGTTGCCAAAACCACCGGTATTGTTTGGGATAATTCCCATCAGTTGAGGTGGGACACGGTGAGCAGCTAACACATCATCTCGGCTCACGTTCTTGATATTAAAAAACTCATCTTTGGCTGATACATCAGCAATCGGAATAATCTGTATCCCATCTTTCTTGCCGTTTGGTGCGTGAACGAACAAGTTTTTAAAATTCCCCACCCCCTTTGACTGCTTGAGCTGCTGGCGAATATTATCAATATCTTCTTGTTTTTGAGCAGCATCAGTCATATAAAACACAAAGCCGGCGTGAGCTCCATTTAAAAAATACTTGCGGCGAAACAGAGTGGCACTCTCATTGAGCCAAGCAGATTGCAGGGCCGAAAGATATTGTGGCAAGCCGTAAATATCTTGATTAATATCAGGCTCAAGCAAGTGATAGATTGAGTCTTTAGCAAATTCGTGCTCTTGGTGATCGAATCGTTGTGGCACATAGTAAAATTGCCCAGCCTCTACACCTTTTCGCACATATTTTGCCAAAGGTGATTCGATTCGCTGTACCTGCCCAAGGCGATTTCGCACCACCTCAAAATAGGCGTTACCGAATACTAAATAATCTTTAACAAATGATGACAAATCACGGCGTGATAAATAACGGCTATCAACCTCGCAAGTGGAAAGCAGAATATTGGCTTTAGTGATGATCGCACTCTCGTGGTGTGTTGATGACCTTAACGATTTCGCCAAGCCATCAAAGCTCATCGGTGGGTTATACCATTTCTCATACATCGCCGAACACTCTAAATAGTTGAGAATATCCGCACGGTCTAGCACAGGGATTGGGTCACCAAAACTGAAAATTTCAGTTTGTGCTTGCGGTTGCAAGCGGTCATTTTGGGTTAAATTTTTGCGAAATTGTTTCTTCATTTTTTATCCTAATCATCTAAAAAATCTACTGTGCCGGTCGTTTCTTCCAGTTTCCCATCAAACGGCTCATTAATAAATACTTGCAAGCACGCCCACGCAAGGTCGGCGTGGCTTGCCTCTTCTGAACGGTCGGCAACGTAGGTAATTTGCCGTCCGCTGTTGGTAATCTGTTTTTTGATTGCCATAAAACTTGCACCAACCTCAACAGCGTGCATTGAGTCAAACTCAAACCGTCCTTTGCTGATAATATCCAAGCCTTTTAGCACCATTTTGGATTTCAGCTCTACGTTATAAGTAAGAGCCACCGCATCAGGCCGTTCTTTTTTCACGATTTCATAAACACCGACACCAAGCCCGGTCGTATCAATCGCTAGCCGTGTCACGTTATATTTTGCACAAATAGCGATAATTTCTGCCGCTTGTTCGGCAAAGTCGGCACCTTTAAAAGTGCGATACTCTAATAGTCGGAATTTCCCACCGTCTACTTTCGGTGGGGCAATCACCACCAATGCCGAACGGTCGCCCGTGTAGGAAGGGTCATAACCCACCCATACCTCTTTATTGCCGAATGGGCGTTGATAGCCATCGGTAAAGACATAATCTCGCCATACCTCCATCGAGTCCACAAGGCAACGTTGCATCATTGTGAATTTAAATACAGACTGGTTATCATCAATAAACTCACACATAAAGAGCTGCTCGAACTCATCGGGCGAGTTTTCCAGTTTGAGTTGCTCAATATCAAACAGGTTACAGCCACCTGCCTCGGCATCGTAGATATTCACGATTTGTCGCCATTGCCCGTCTCCGCACTTTTTGCCGTTTTTCAAATTAGCGTGCGAAATATCAATTTCCACCTGTTCCGCTTTTGGACGTTTGCGGTTGAACAGCTTGCCTGACCAAAGCAGATAGGCGGAATGAGTAATGCTCGAAGGGGTAGAAAAATAAGTAATCCGATATTGTTTTTGGCTCGCCATACCCGCAGCAACTTTGCGGATTTCTTCAAAGCGGTTTACCCAAAATATTTCGTCAAAATAGAGATTGCCGTGATAAGACTGAGCCGTTTTCGAGTTTGTACCCAAGAAAATTAGTTGCGCCTCGTTCGGCAAGGTAATGGTTTCGCCTTTTAGCTCCACATCGGCAACCCGTTTGGCGTATGCCACAATATAGGCTCTAAATTGCAATGCCTGTTTTTTCGAGGCGGAAATAAAAATCTGATTGCGTCCGGTTACCAACGCATCAACTAATGCCTCGTGAGCAAAGTAATAAGTCGCTCCAATTTGGCGACTTTTTAAAATATTGCGAATGCGATGTTCTTTACCTGCCTTATGCCACACTTTCTGATAATTAAACATTCCGTCTAAAAAGCCGTTAATCAGCAGTTCGGCTTGTTCTTCGGAAATGGCATTTTGCTCCGGCTTTTTGCGTTCGCCTTTATTTCGGCTTTTTGCGTTCGCCTTTATTTCGGCTTTTGATGTTCGGGTTCAGGTCGGCTTCATTGCCTCCGCCGTTGGAATATTTTTTAATTCTTGCGGCTCTTTCCATTTCACGCATTAATAGGTCAATTTCTTTAAAATCTTTACCTGATTTGTCTTCTTTCAATATCAGCAGATTTAAGCGACCGTGAATGGTCATCTCAACCTGTCCGATAGGAGAAATATCGTCCCATTTTTCCCGATTTTTCCAACTGGCAATAGTTGATACCGGGATATTTAGTTGACGAGAAATTTCAGTTACGGTGTAGCCAGCCCAATACTTTGATTGAGCCTGTCTTTTATCGTGAATCGGGTTAGAGGCTAAAACCTCATATTCGGTGATGCTATCTTCATTTTTCATAGGTGCGATTATCAAAAATCCACCTTGTTTAAGCATTTGCTTAAGGCTGTGAAACCCGATTTAACACGTGCCACACATTGAAACCGCCGGCACAAAACAAGATCATAAATCCGATTTTTACCCCTCCCCTTTAGAGCAAGGAAAAACAGATGACAACAAAATCAAAATGGTTTGTGGTAGCGACTGAAGGAGCAACTACAGACGGACGCAAAATTAGTCGTGAATGGCTCACGCAGATTGAAGAAAATTACGACCCGAAAAAATATGGTGCAAGAGTAAATCTTGAGCATTTCCGCTGGCGTTATTTTGACCCAAACGATGCCCATTCTTTTAGCTATGGCGATGTATTAGCGGTTAAAACCGAAGAAAACGCAGACGGCAAACTCCAGCTTTTAGCCCAAGTTGAGCCAACAGAAGCCTTAGTGAAGTTAGTAAAAGACAAGCAAAAAGTTTATACCTCTGTGGAAATTGACCTTAATTTTGCCGACACCGGCGAAGCCTATTTAGTAGGACTTGCCGTAACCGACACGCCAGCAAGTCTCGGCACGGAGTATTTAAAATTCTGTGCCAAAGCGGAGCATTCCCCACTAGCAGACCGCAAGCAAAAGCCGGAAAACTTAGTCAGCGAAGCCTTAGAAGTGGACTTACAATTTTTTGAAGAAGCTCGCTCATTCCTTGAAAAATTTAAAACAATGTTTGGTAAAGAAAAACTGGATAACCATCTGAAATTTGCCGAACACGAAAAGGCAATGGAATTGTTAGCCGAGCAGTTTAGCAAAGTTTCGGCAGAAAACGACCGCTTGCAAACTGAGCTAAGAACATTGCAAACCGAATTTGCAGAGCTGAAAAAACAAGCGGGCGAATTTGCCGAAAAATTTGCAAAACTGGAACAAGAACCGTCTGCTAATCACACCCCACGCCCGCAAGCGATCGGTGCGAAAGCAGGTGATGTAAAAACCGATTTTTAATTGAGGATCACGAATGAAAGATTTAACGCTTGAAAAATATAACGCCTATCTTGAACGCCAAGCCGAATTAAACAACTTACCGTTTAATGTATTGGCAAACGGCAGTAAATTCACGGTGCAACCATCTGTACAGCAAAAGCTATATGAAAAGGTGCGTGAAAGCTCTGATTTCTTAAAATCTATCAGCTTTGTGTTTGTTGATGAGCAAACCGGTGAAACCTTAGGTTTAGATTCAGCTCACACTGTGGCAAGCACCACCGATACCAGCGGTGACGGTGAACGCAAAACCACACCTATTGCTAAGTTGGTGAAACAAACCTACCACTGCCAACAAATCAATTTTGACACCCATATCACTTATAAACAGTTGGATATGTGGGCGAAATTCCCTGATTTTCAGCAAAAAGTGGCGAACGTTGCGGTAAAACAACGCAAACGTGACTTAATTATGATTGGCTTTAACGGCACAAGCCGTGCGGCAACCAGTGATCGCAACAGCAACCCGTTATTGCAAGACGTGGCAAAAGGCTGGTTGCAGAAAATGCGTGAAGATGCCAAAGAGCGTGTAATGAATGGCGAAAGCACAGGCAACCAAGTTTTAGTCGGCAAAGGCCAAGAGTATGCCAACCTTGATGCACTCGTAATGGACGCCACCGAAGAACTTATTGATGAATGGCATCGTGATGACACCGATTTAGTCGTAATTACCGGTCGCAAGTTGCTTGCGGACAAATATTTCCCGATTGTGAATCAGCCAAACGCACCAACCGAACAACTTGCCGCCGATATTGTGATCTCACAAAAACGCATTGGGGGCTTAAAAGCGGTGCGTGTGCCGTTCTTCCCGGCAAATGCGATTTTAATCACTAAGCTGGAAAATTTAGCCATCTATGTGCAAGAGGGGACAACCCGCAAGCACATTGAAAACGTGCCGAAAAAAGACCGTATTGAAACCTACGAATCAGAAAATATCGACTACGTTGTCGAAGATTACGGCTGTGCGGCATTAATCGAAAACATCACCCTCAAAGATAAAGAGTAAGGTGTAACTATGCGAATGAGTCCGGCTCGGGCTCATTTTTTGCGGAAAACCGCAGAAAGTGAGTCTGCAACCCCAAACCGAGAAAACCTTGAAGGCTTACAAGGCTATGACTTAGTCCTAGCTCAACTTAAAGCCCATCAACGCCAATTAAAGCAAATCCAGTCGATTGAGCGAAAGATTGAGTTTAAGCGAAATAATTTTGAGCAATACCGACCTTGGGTGGAAGGCTCGCTTGCCAAAGGCTCCGGTGTGCAAGACACGGTCATCACCACAATGCTGATTTGGTCGATTGATATTGGCGATTATCCAACCGCCCTTGCGATTGCCCAATACGTCTTAATGCACGACTTGGCAATGCCCGAGCAGTTTGAACGCACACCAGCAACCGCCTTGGTTGAAGAACTCGCAGAGGCGGCAAAAAAAGCCCGAGACCAAAAACAGCCGTTTGAGGCGGACGTGCTGAAACAGGCAAACGACCTCACCGCTGAATTTGATATGCCCGACCCGGTGCGAGCCAAATTACTGCGTGAGCTAGGAGAGCTAATCCAAGAGGCAGATCCACAAACTGCCCTTGAGCATTATCAACGAGCAATCGCTCTCGACCCTCAATGCGGTGCAAAAGGCTTGCGTGACAAGTTGGAAAAACAACTTGCCAAACAAGCAGAAGAAACGAATGAGTAGGAGAAAGCCGAAATAGAGCGTATCCACGCCAGCCAAGGGGCGGATTTTAAAGGGTGATTTATTCCTTTTGCACCCTTTTAAAATCCCCACCCCTTACCTTACGGAAACCTTATGGAACAACGCAATCACATTATTAGTATCCCGCAAGTACGGGGCTATGAATCCAGCAAAAATGCGATCAAGCCCATAGCAGAATCTGACGAAACCATCACCAATAACGGTTTTTTTCCGAATATCGAGCTATTGGAGGTGCGAAATGCAATGCGGATTGACGGCACGGTCATTAATGAGCGGCTAAAACAAGCGGTTATTGAGGCAATGGCAACAGTCAATGCAGACTTAAAAGCCTATCGCCTAAATGCAGAGCAAGCACAAAAAGCCAACTTGCAAGCCTGTGATGATGAGCAAATCAACGGCGAAAGTGTACTGGTTTACAAATATAAACGAGCGGTCTATTGCCTTGCAGTAGCGAACCTTTACGAACGCTACCGCAGTTATGACAGCACCAAAGACGGCCACGACAAAGCCGAAGAATTGGAAAGTGCCGCCGGTGATTTAAAACGGGATTACCACTTTGCCGTGCGGGATATTTTGGGCGAAAACCGAATGATTAGTGAATTAATATGAACACCTTGATTGCACGCCAAGACGACACCTTAGACGAGCTGATTTTTCGGCACTACGGGCAAACCGCAGGCTTAGTCGAGCAAGCCTTGGAATATAACCCCGAACTGGCTCATTTGCCACGTTTGCCGATTGGCACAGTAGTTACAATGCCGGATATTGAGAGCCGTTTTGCAACGGTGGCGAAATCCAGCGTGCAACTTTGGGATTAAACAGGAATTAAACACGGAATGAATATGCAGAAAACGGAACAAGCCACAATTTTAGCTGCAATTTTTAATTTCTTTAACAGTTTAACGCTCTCAGACTGGGGCGTGATTGTGAGTATTTTAGTCACACTCTTAACCTTATTTCTGAATTGGTCTTATAAAGCGAAAGAACATAGGCTCAAAGAGCGTGAATTTGAGTTAAGACTACAACAAAGCAGAGGAAAATCGAATGAGTAGAAGTGTCAAAATCGGCGTATTTGTCTGCTCCGTTGCAGCTATTATCGGCACGCTAAAACAATATTACGGTTCAGAAATCCGAACCAGCGAAACAGGCTTAGCCATTATCGGCAATGTAGAAGGGTGCAGACGTGATCCATACAAATGCCCGTCTGATGTGTTAACAGTAGGGATTGGCTCAACCGAGGCAGGCGGTCAGAAAATTGATGTTAATCACAAATACACCGATAAAGAGATTGCCGAGCGTTGGAAGAACGATATTCAAGTTGCTGAAAAATGCGTAAACCTTTACGGCAACGGCAGAAGTATGCCACAAGGAGCGTTTGAGGCGATGACTTCCATCACTTTTAATGTTGGTTGTGGCACGATGAAAAAATCAACCCTATTTAGACTTGCCAATAAAGGCTATAAGCCGGAAATGTGCGAACAGTTCAGCCGTTGGGTCTATGCAGGCGGTCAGAAAATGCGTGGCTTAGAAATCCGCAGGGCAAAAGAAAAAGCCCTGTGTCTCGGGCTGGAGGTTAAATGATTGCCAAACTCTGCCAAATGACCAATAAACACTTCAGCCCGCTAATGATTGTGCTGGTGCTAGTTGGCGTGTTAGCCAATTTCGTGCAGTTTCGCCAAAACGAAAGCCTGAAAGCAGACTTACAGGCACGCACCACGCAAAACCAACTGATTCAAGCGGATAACCGCAATTTAGCCAATCAGCTCGAAAACAGCCAAATTCAGCTTGAGGCGTATCAAAAACAGGTGGACGACCTCAATCAAAAAGTGTTAGCCAAAATGAAGCAAGCGGAGCAACGAAGTAATGAAATCCTTAACGAACTCGAAAAGCATAAAAAGTGGGCTGATTCTGCCGTGCCTCCTAGCGTTGGCAAGCTGCTCAACCAACGAAAGCGTGCGGTATCACACCCTCAAATCGAACCCGATAATCTGTCCGAAAAGGCTGGAGTGCCAAACTCCGGCAACAGAGATTAACACCAACGGCGATTTTGTCAAAGCACTAGACAAAAGCCTCAACACCATTGAGGTGTGCCAAGTCATCATCGAATCGTTCGAGCATTGCATCGAGCAATACAACAAAATCAACCAAGGCGAGTGATCGCCTTTTTTAATAAGGACGACTATGTCAGACCAAATCGACCGAGCCAACGAATTAGCCGAAAAAGCCCGAGAGGCAGCACTTGCAAAAATTTTGCAAAATCAGACCGCTTGCACCAGCCTCTTTGAGTGTGAGGACTGTGGCGAGCCAATCCCCGAAAAACGCCGAGAAATGGTTATCGGCTGCACCCGTTGCATTGAGTGCCAAACTATTTACGAACATAAGCAAAAAGGCTACCGCAGATGATTAAACCTGACCGCTTGCGAGCCTTGCTCACACAAACCATTGATATATTCCAAGCTAACCCCGAAAAGCTGATTTTGCAATATGACAAAGGCAAAATTAAAAGCAAAGGGAGCCAAAGCCATTCATTTGAATACCACTACGATTTAGAGCTAATCGTGGTGGATTTTCCGTATCACCCCGACGTGTTGTTTGTGCCGGTGCTAAATTTTGTGCGAAATGAGCAATGGGAGCTACTGCAAAACCCGGAACTACAAGACAAAATCGAATTTGAAATCGACCACAACAATCACGAAAGCTACGATATTTATATCCGCCTCCCGCTTACCGAGCGGGTGATCGTGAAAGAGCAAGACGGACACCTAACCGCAACCCACGCCGATGAGCCGAACCTTGCCGATGTTTCGCCACTTACCCGTTTAACCGAATATGAGGTTTACCTCAAAGACGAGCTGATTTATCAGTGGGCAGAGCCAAATGAGTGAACCGATTGAACAAGTAAAAACCGCCTTTGACAGCTTACTGAGTAATATCAGCAAACCACGCAGACGGCTGATGTATCAACAAATCGGGCGAGAGCTTGCCCGAAGCCAACGCAGACGGATTAAAGCACAACAAAACCCCGACGGCTCGGCATACGAACCACGCAAAAAGCCTAAGAAAGGGGTAAAAAGCAAAATTAAATCGGGCAAGATGTTTGACAAAATCACCCAGCCACGCTTTATGCGGCTACGCCTTGAAAGCGAAGGTGTCAGCCTAGGTTATGAGGGCGGTGATGCGGTCATTGCCCGAATCCACCAACAAGGCTTAATCGGACGAGTGCGTAAAGATTGGGATTTAAAAGTGAAATATGCCAGCCGTGAATTGCTGGGCTTTACCGATGAAGACAGGCAGATGGTTGAGGATTATGTGATCAGAGCGTTAAGTGGTTCGGCTTATTAAAAAAGCGGTCGAAATTGACCGCTAGAGTTAGTTTGTTTTAAACCAGTTAGGCTTGAGTGAATAAATAACGTACGATGTTATTAATGTCATAACAATGCTTAAAAATAAAATAATTAATTTATCTGCAATGTGAAAGTGCAATGCAAAACAAAATAAACTAATTAAAAATAAATGAATAACACCAAGTAATTTAGATTGAGTATAAAGCCAACTTTTATTCTTATTTTCTTGTATGTTTTTGACTAAACGAGCAAATAATACAAATGGAGATAAAAGTACGCCAATGATTGACGCAAATAATGGCAAGAGTGTTTCAAGTACGATAAAAGTAGCACCGGCAATAATAATCCAAGGAATTAAATCAACAATCCACATTTTCACGCCTCCATTAAAAAATCATCTATTTAGGACATAATATGAGCCAAAATCTTAAAATTCAAGTAGTTTTATCTGCGATTGATAAATTAACAGCACCTTTTAAAAATGCGTCAAAAGCGGTTGAAAAAGCCTCCTCGGCATTCAAGGAAAATCGAACGCACTTAAATGCGTTGCAACGAGAATATAACCGTAATGAATCGCAAATTAAAAAATATGCTTCAACGCTAAATCCACTCAAATCGAAATTAGCTGAAAATAATACGGAACTGGCAAAAGCGTATTCGGAAGTGAGACGAATGGAGCAGGCGATGAAATCAATGAATAATCCCACGCAGGCATTTATTCAAAAATTAGCAAGTGCTAAGCAGAATATTGCTCTCTTAAAATCAGAGCAGAGCAAAACGGCGGCTAAGTTAAAAGAGGCAAGGGCAGAATTTGCTAGAAATGGTTTTGAGTCATCTAAAATGGCTGAACGTCAAAATGCTTTACGCCGTAGTATGCGTGAGGCAAATGGGGAAATTGACAGGCAGAAACAAAAACTTGCCCAACTAAATCAAAAACAAGCGGAAAATGCAAAATATCGAGCGAAAGTAGATGGCATCAGAAGCCAAGCAGAACAGTTTGCGAATATTGGAGCTAGGAGTACCCAAGCATTTTCAATGGCTAAAGATAAAATTGCAGTGCCGGTAGCAGAATTTGCCAAAGCAGAAACAGCAGCAACAAATTTAAAAGTGGCGTTGATGGGTAAAGGTGGGAAAGTGAGCCCTGAATTTGAGAAAATTAATCAACTGGCAACTGATTTAGGTAATAGATTACCCGGAACAACGGCAGATTTCCAAAATTTAATGACAATGCTTGTTAGACAAGGTATGTCAGCCGAAACGATTTTAGGTGGTACAGGGGAGGCGGCTGCTTATTTATCGGTTCAGTTAGGAATGATGCCAGAACAAGCCGCTGAGTTCGCAGCCAAAATGCAAGATGCCACACGTTCAACTGAAGCCGATATGATGAGCTTAATGGACGTAATCCAAAAAGGATATTATGCAGGTGTTGATCCGACTAATATGCTTGGTGCTTATAAAAATTTAGGTGCTGCAATGGATACGGTAAAAATGAAAGGGATTGAGGGAGCAAGAGCTTTCGCCCCTTTTGTGGCGATGTTTGACCAAGCAGGAATGGACGGTTCAAATCAAGGTAATGCAATGCGTAAAGTCTTGAAAAATGCCATTGACTGGTCGCCAAATTCCAAAGAAGCTAAAAAATTGCAAAAAGCCTTAGGAAAAGATTATGAAAAAATTGTGATGGACTTTACCGACGGAAAGGGCGAGTTTGGAGGGTTTGATAAATTTTTCACACAAATGGAAAAGTTAAAAACGCTTGATACCCAATCAAGAAGTAAAGCGATTGAAGCGATGTTTGGCAATGATGCCGAAGTTAATATGGTCATTTCTACCCTATTAGAAAAAGGCAAAGCAGGTTATGAAGAATTTGCTCGAAAAATGGAAGAGCAAGCTAGCCTAAAACAACGAGTAGATGCACAATTATCCACTCTTGCTAATATTTGGGATGCAGCAACAGGAACGTTTACGAACTTAATGGCTGGTATCGGAGCTGCAATCGCTCCACAGCTCAAAGAATTAGCTAATAGATTTGGCGAAATTTCGGAAAAAGTGCTTAGCTGGGTAAATGCCAATCCTGAATTGACCACAACGATTATGAAAATAGTGGTAGGTATTATTGCATTAATTGGTGTAACAGGCGTGCTATCTTCGGCTTTTAGCTTTTTACTTTACCCGATCGTTCGCTTGGGATTGGGGCTTAATCATCATATTATCAAGCCTCTAGGCGGAGTAAGAGTAATACTAAGTAAAATAGGAGGCAATTTTCTTGCACTTGGGAAAAACATACTATCACTTTGGAATCCTTTAAACTGGTTCAGAGGTATTTGGCTAATTATTCGTACGGTAGGAATTGCTGCAATTAGTGGTATATCTGCGTTATTTAGTCCTTTAGGGATATTAATTGCAGGGGTGATCGCAGGTGCGGGGTATTTAGTGAAAAACTGGGAAAAAGTAAAAACCTTTTTTGGTGGTTTTTTTGAGGGCTTTAGTGCTGCCGCTGAACCGATAAAACAAGTATTTGCCCCTATTTCACCACTTTTTGATTTGATCGCAAATGCTGTATCAGGTGTATGGGATTGGCTCAAGCAACTTTTAACACCAACCCAAGAAACAGCCTCAAGTCTAGAAACGGCGGCAAGTTGGGGTAAAAAATTCGGCGAATGGACGGCAGCAGCGTTAAACCTTGCTCTTGTACCACTTACAGCATTAATAGATGGTGTGAGCTGGTTGATTAATAATATCGGTAATATTTCATTTGACGGTGTAAAAAATAAATTAAGTGATATTGGTAGCGATATAGCGGATAAAGCCGGCTCATTATGGGATAAAACCAAGGCTTGGTGGAATAATGAGCCTCAAACTAAAAATGCAACATCAAGTGTTGCCGGTATGGTGGCTGGCGTTACCCAAAACCTACCGAAAAAACAATACTCATCAGGCGGCTACACCGGCAACGGTGGCAAATACGAGCCTGCCGGTATTGTACATAAAGGCGAGTATGTAATGACCAAAGAGGCAACTGCACGCTTGGGTGTGGCAAATCTTAACCGGCTAAACTATGGCAAAGTTGCGGGGCTAACTGCACTTGCCTCAAGTGTTGCGTTTGCTCAACCAATGCCTGCGGTCAAAATCGACAGCAGACCACCGCTGACGGCAAGCCAACCAAGCCAAGCAGTTGCACCGGTGTCGCAAAATATACACATCACCATTAACGCCACCAGCGGGCAAGACCCACAAGCAATCGCCCGACTGGTTGCAATGGAGTTGGAAAAACAACAACGCAAAGTACAAGCAAGAGCAAGATCGTCTTTGAGAGACAGAGGCTAATTTGACAAAGTAGAATGAAAAGCGGACAATGCCCTAAATTGTCCGTTTTTTTATAGGAGCAAATGATGTTTAAAGAAAAAGGATATGATGAATTTGTGAATGAATGTGTGCGAAAAGGCAGAGAAGAACACAAAGCAGGTTTAGGATTTACGCTAGAGCAATCTCGTTTACATATCCAAAAAACCATTGAGCAAAAATCACAAGAGCTAAACGAATTTCAGCGTGAAGTGGTTTATGGCTAAAATTACCATTAAACCACAAGCATTGAGTCAATTTGACGAGATTGTAAAAAGTGTTATCGAATTTACCGGTTTTGAAACGAGTGGTATTCGATTACAAAGTGATATTTTTGACAAAATAGAGCAAATTGCATTTATGCCACTCTCTGGAAGAGCAAGAGAAGATGGGACAAGAGAAACTTTCGTAAGACGTTATCGGATTGTGTACGATTACGATAGGCAGGCAGATGAAGTGATCATCTTAGCTATCATTCACAGTAGCCGACTTTACCCACGCCCATAATCAGCAAGCGACCTAATCGGTCGCTTTTTCTTTGCCTGTTAAACCCCATTTCACACCTTGCACTTATACCCAAAGCCTTTCGCCTTTTGCAAAATATCCTCATTTTTTAACCGCTTGTAATTGTAAGAATGAGTGAGCCAAACCACGCCGAACAAATCCGCCGTTTAGACAATATTATCCGACTTGGCACTATTGCCGAGGTGGATTTAACCACAGCGACTGCACGAGTCAATTCGGGCGGTATTACGACCGATTTCTTACCGTGGTTGACCTTTCGTGCCGGCACATCGCAAACGTGGTCAGCTCCAACAGTCGGCGAGCAATGTGTGGTGTTAAGCGTGAGCGGTGAATTTACCACCGGCGTGATTTTACTCGGGCTTTACACTCAAAACGCCCCCAGCCAATCTGCCGATGAGCATCTATTCAAATTTTCAGACGGTGCGGAGCTTTGCTACAACACCGCAAGCGGTCAATTAAACGTAAAAAATTGCAAAGTGGTAATCGTGCAAGCAACAGAAAGTATCACGCTAGATACACCGATAGTGAAAGCTACGCAGAATGTGGAAATCGGCGGAGATTTAACAGTGAAAGGTGGTGTAACGGCAGACAATGATGTTAAAACTGGTACTATCAGCCTGAAAAATCACGTTCACGGCAGCAGCCCAAAACCGAGTTAAGGCACAAAATGAATAGAGAAACAGGCGAACAGATCGATGATGAAGTAGAGCATATCAAGCAATCGATTAAAGATATTTTACTCACGGCTAAAGGCTCAAGAGTAATGAGGCGAACCTATGGGAGCAATCTCTATAAACTGATTGATAAACCGATTGCGGCAAGTTTAATTATGCAACTCTCCGCTGCGTGCGTGATGGCGTTGCAACAATGGGAGCCTCGCATAGCGATCACCCGATTTAAAGTGGAATTTGCCGAAGATAACCAAAGTAAGCTGATTTGCACCTTAGATTTTACCCTTAAGCACCGAAAAATCAGTATCAAAGGAATGCGTTTTACACTATGAGCGAAATTGTCGATTTATCCAAACTCCCCGCCCCGAAGGTGCTGGAAGAATTGGACTATGAAACCTTATTAGCAGAGCGGAAAGCCAAGTTTTTATCGCTTTACCCCGAAAGCGAAAGATCGGTAATGGCTGCACGGTTAGCGTTGGAGTCTGAGCCTATTACAAAGTTACTAGAGGAAAATTGCTATCTGCAATTAATGGAACGCCAACGCATTAACAGTGCAGCACAGGCTACAATGTTAGCCTATGCCACCGGCACGGATTTAGATGTGATTGGGGGGAATTACAATGTAGCTCGCAAAGTGATACAAGCTGAAGACCTCACCGTACGTCCACCCAAGCAGGAAATTTTAGAGCAGGACGAAGATTTTAGGCTCAGAATCCAATTAGCCTTTGAGGGGGTATCGGTGGCAGGGCCTCGCAATGCTTATATTTTTCACGCATTGTCGGCTCACGAAAAAGTCGCAGATGTCTCGGTTAGCTCACCGACACCGGCAAGCGTATTAGTAACGGTAATGAGCAGTGATAATAACGGAATCCCGAGTGCGGATATTTTACAAGCGGTCAGAAATCGGCTGAATGATGAAGATATTCGCCCCATCGGTGATCGTGTCACGGTACAGGCTTGCACCAATACCAACTATCAAATTAGAGCAAAACTGCACCTTTATCGTGGCCCGGAAATTGAACCGATTAAACAAGCCGCAACTGAAAAAATTGGGCAGTATGTTAAAGAAAAAAGACGACTCGGTAGAGATATTTCACTCTCCGGCATTTATTCAGCCTTGCACCTTGAGGGTGTGCAGCGGGTAGAACTGTTACAACCCACAACAGATATTGTACTAAACAGCACTCAAGCAGGGCTTTGCACCAATATCACGATTGAGACGGTAATCAGTAATGACTACTAAGCATCTACTCCCAAGTAGCTCAAGCCAACTGGAAAAACGAGCGGCAGAATGTTTGCGTTCGGCAGTACAAAACCCGATTTTTATTGCCGATTTAATTAATCCGAAAAAATGCCCGGCTAACTTGCTCCCCTACTTGGCTTGGGCGTTGTCGGTGGATAAATGGGACGAAAACTGGAGCGAAGAAGTAAAACGTTTAAGCATTGAACACTCTTTTTTAATCCATAAGCAAAAAGGCACAATCACCGCAATCAAGCGAGTAATTGAACCAATAGGGTATTTGATTGATTTAAAAGAATGGTTTAACACCAGCGGAATGCAAGCGGGCGAATTTAGCCTCACGGTAGAAGTGCCGGAAATCGGGCTAAATGAAGAAACTTATAACGAACTTGTTAGATTGGTGGACGATGCGAAACCTGTCTCTCGCCACTTAAAACAGTTGGCGATTGCGATTTCACCAACCGGCAAACTGAATTTTTTTATCGGTCAATATAGTGCTGATGTGATTACAATTTACCCATAACAATGAGGCAAATAATGGCTCAATTTCATTCTGTTTTAACAAATTATGGTGTGACTGCTTTTGCAAAAGCAATCAGCACCAAGCAACCGCTGAATATCCTCAAAATGGCAGTAGGAGACGGTAACGGGCAAGCCGTTACGCCTAACGCCTCACGCACTGCATTGGTGCGAGAGGTTTATCGTGCCAATATCAGCTCGATTAAGTTGGACGTACGAAATAATAAACAAGTTATTTTTGAATTGACCATCCCGGAAGATGTAGGCGGTTTTTATATCCGCGAAATGGGCATTTTCGACAATAACGAAAAATTGGTAGCGATTGCCAATACACCTGAAAGTTATAAGCCACGGCTAACTGAAGGCTCTGGGAAAGTGCAAGTGCTAAGAATGATCTTGTTAGTTAGCTCAAGCGATAGTGTCAGCCTAACGGTGGATAACTCACTGATTTGGGCAAAACGCTCTGAGCTTACGCCTAAAGATTTAGACGAAAGTAGCCAATCCATCATTGAAGAAAACGGGCATTCGCACCGCTTGCCGATTGCCACACTCCTCAAAAAAGGCATAACTAAGCTCTTTTCTGGCTTAGACTCCGATGCTGAAGATATGGCTGCGACCCCGAAAGCAATTAAAGCTCTTAAGAGTTTGATTGATGCCATTACCCGCAATCTAGGCAACTACATCCCTAACAGTAAGAAAAGTAACGCAGTAGATAGCAATAGTGCGGATACGGTGGCGACGAGTTATGCTGTGAAGTTGTTAAATGATGGGAAATTATCAAACAACGGTGGTACTGCGACGGGGAATTATTTCTTCCGAGATGGCAACATTATCCAAACCGGTGAAGAGCGTAAGATACAGAGTAATTCTCGTGTTGTGGTGGAACGAGATAATCCAACACAACCGCCGTATTTTACGTTGATTAATGCCAATATTAATGAAGCTGTTCCTCGTAGTTGGGGCGACTGGCGTGAGTTGGGTGGGGTGTATTCGTCTATTAAAAGTGGGGAAAACTACCAAATTAAAACGGTACTTAAAACTTACTTAAAAGCGGATGGTAGTGCGGTATTAGAGGCTGGTAGCAATGATAGCCAAAATAACTATCGTATTGGCTGGCGATTGTTTGGTGATACAAACAATTTTGTCGTTGGAAATCATTCGGATGACGGCGAAAACCGCTTACAGGTGAATGGTACAGCAAAGGTTATTTCCCCAAGCCTTGATGCGAATAATACACAAGTTCCTACTACAGCTTGGGTTAGGTCAATCATTAATATTTTGACTTTACCTATTTCAAGAGTAACTGGATTGTCAGCTGCTTTAAACGGATTGAGTGAGAGAAAGTTATCTAACAGTGGCGGTACAGCCACGGGCAATTATTTCTTCCGTGATGGCGACATTATTCAAACGGGCGAAGAGCGTAAGATACAGAGTAATTCTCGTGTTGTGGTAGAACGGGACAATCCTACAAGTCCACCATATTTCACCTTAATCAACGCCAACATCAATGAGGCTATTGCAGGTAGTTGGGGTGACTGGCGTGAGTTGGGTGGGATTTATTCATCTATTAAGAATGGGGGAAAATACCAAATTAAAACGGTATTAAAAACCTACTTAAAGGCTGACGGTAGTGCAGTATTAGAAGCCGGTGGTAACAATGGGCAAAATGACTATCGTATTGGCTGGCGATTATTTAGTGATACAAACAACTTTGTCGTTGGAGACCATAAAGACGATGGAGAAAACCGCTTACAGGTGAATGGTACGGTAAAAGTTCTACCTCCACCATTAGAGGCAAGCAATCACCAAGTACCCACAACTGCTTGGGTCAGAGCACTAATTAATAGCCTTAAACGAGACGATTTTACCTACACGTATTATGCAGAACATTATGCGGGTGCATCAGTATATAATCTTAAACCACTTGGGCTAAAAATCACCATGATGCGAACGCAATCAATGGGGGCGAGAGAACTCTATTTGCCAGAACCTTATTCTGGGCATCCTATTGTATTAGCCACAGATAGAGGGCATGGGGAACATCCGGTAAGCGGTAATTACTTCATTGGTGAGAACAGAATTAGAGTTGGTGGCAGACATGATACCTCGTTGTACATATTAGTAATGGGCCGAATGTAGGGAGAAATATTGATGTTAAAGCAATTTAATTTAGCCAAGAAAATGTTTGAAGATCCTGTTTTAATTGAGAATGAAGAATCGGGGATTGAGTACAGCACATATGGTGAGGGGTGGTATCCTGTGATGACAGAAGATGAATTAAATATTATCTCTGCCAGTATTACAGGTGGTGGCGAAGTATGGTTGGAGAAAGGGAAACTCAAAACCTCGGGGAAAGCCCCAAGCCCTTATCACGAATGGCAAGGTAAAAAGTGGGTGTTATCAGCCGAGTTAAAAGCGGTCAAAAAAGCCGAAGAAATTGCAATGGTGCGAGAGCGAATTAATGCTTTGCGTGATAGCAAATCGGCAGGTGGCGTGTATGTGGAGCAGTTAGGTAAATGGTTTGATTCGGACGACAAAGCACAGAAGAAGCTATTAGGCTTAAAAGCCACAATGGATTTAATCGGCACAGAAATGACTGTTGATTGGACTTGTGCCGATAATACCGATTTTGAGGGTTTCGGCAAAGCTCATTTAACGGCAGTAATTGCTGCAATTCTGCAAGCTGAAAACCATAATCACACCGTAGCACGCCAACACAAGGCTAATTTAGAGCAAGCTGAAAACCCGCTTGAATATGACTATTCGGCAGGGTGGGCAAAAACCTATGAGGAGTTTTTAAATGAGCAAAATTAAAAGTTACTTTTACCATAACTTAATCGCCATCGACCAATTATTTAATGCTCTTACCGGCGGAGCAGCGGATGAAACTTTTTCGAGCCGTTGTTACCGAGGGGCTTCAAAACCCAACCCGAAAAAGCGTTGGCGTTTTTGGTATGCGTTTGTGAATGGCTTATTTTTTGACAAAAATCATTGCAAGACTGCTTATGAAAGCGAGATTAAACGAAAGCAATACCCGCCGGAGTTTACTGAAATCACTTAATCCTGTTAAACCCCATTTCACAGCCCGAACCGCTCGCAACCCGAGCGGTTATTTTTTAAAGTCTCACCTGTTATTTAACCCTTCCCAACACAAGGATAACTATGTCAATTTTAGATACCTATCTACACGGCGTTGAGGTGGTTGAGGTCAATGCCGGTGGGGTTACCATTTCCACCGCTGCAACCTCTGTCATTGGGGTGGTCTGCACCGGAGACCAAGCCGATGCAGAAACCTTTCCACTCAACACGCCCGTTTTAATTACTAATCCGCTTAACTACCTTGAAAAAGCAGGTAGCACCGGCACGTTACGCCGCACACTTAATTCGATTGGCTCAATCGTTAAAACGCCTACGGTGATTGTACGAGTTGCCGAGTCGGAAGATAGCGACACCTTAACCGCAAATATTGTCGGTACGCAGGAAAACGGCAAATTTACCGGTATTAAGGCGTTATTAACCGCACAATCGACTGTCTTTGTTAAGCCGAAATTGCTTTGCGTGCCACAGCACGATAATCAAGCTGTCGCCACTGAACTCTTAAGCGTGGCTAAAAAGCTGAATGCCTTTGCGTTTATTTCAGACAACGGTGCAACCACTAAAGAACAGGCGTATGCCTATCGCCAAAATTTCTCCCAGCGTGAAGGTATGATGATTTTTGGTGACTGGCAATCGTATAACACCGACAAAAAAGCCTATGATACCGATTATGCGGTGGCCCGTGCCTGTGCGTTGCAAGCCTATATCGACAAAACAGTCGGCTGGCATAAAAACATCTCTAACGTTGAGGTTTCGGGTGTAACCGGTATCACTAAACCGGTAGAGTTTGATATTAACGAGAGCTCAACCGAGGCAAACTACCTCAACGAAAAAGGCATTACCATTTGCTTAAACCATAACGGTTTCCGCTATTGGGGTTCACGCACCCTTGCCACCGATACCCGCTGGGCGTTCCAGCAGTCGGTGCGGGCGGCTCAAATCATCAAAGAGACGATTGGTGCAGGTTTAACCTGGGCGGTGGATATGCCACTCACACCGTTGCGAGTGAAAACAATGCTAGAGGCGATTAATAACAAGCTCCGCTCTTGGGCATCGGGTGATGACCCTCGCATTTTAGGTGCTCGTGTGTGGGTAGCTGAAGAGATCACCGCAGATATTATCAAATCAGGCAAATTCATTATTAAGTACGATTACCACTGGATTCCATCGCTTGAAAGCCTAGGCTTGGAGCAACGGGTCAATGATGAATATGTGGTGGATTTAGTCAATACACTTAAAGCGTTATAGGGGTAAACAATGGGATTACCGGCAAAACTTAAGAATTTTAATTTTTCGGTGGACGGCACAAGCTATTTGGGCGAAACCAATGAAGTGACACAGCCGAAACTGGCTATGCAACTTGAAGACTACCGTGCAGGCGGAATGATTGCCCCTGTGGGTATCAATATGGGTTTAGAAAAACTGGAGCTTGAATTTAAAACGGGCGGACACGAAGACGATTTAATCAAGTTATTCGGTGGGACAATCAGTGGCAATGCGTTCCGTTTTAACGGTGCGTACCAGCACGATGATGACGATTCAGTTGATGCGGTGGAATTAGTCTGTCGTGGTCGTATCGTGGAAATTGACGAAGGCTCAAGCAAAGCCGGTGATGACACCGAGCATAGCTATAAAGCCTCGCTAACCTATTACAAAAAAACGGTGAACGGTGTCGATATTATCGAAATCGACACCCTCAACCAAATTTACATTGTCGATGGCAAAGACCGCTTAGCGGAAATTCGCAAGGCAATGGGGCTTTAACTTTACGCAATCGCCCGTCTCTGACTGGTGATAATTTTAACTTAAGCCACTCGTGAAACACGAGCGGCAGCAATAATGAAAGGATTAAACAATGACAAAAGTAACATTAAAACAAGGCATTTTGCGTGGTGAAAAACGTATTACCGAGATTGGGGTGCGTAAACCATTAACCAAACAACTGCGTGGCACAAATCTTACCTCATTAATGCAGTTAAGCGTTGATGAGTGGTGTATTGTACTGCCACGCATTACCACGCCAAAATTAGACAAAGCCGATTTTGCCACAATGTTGGCAGCGGATTTACTCAAACTCTCCGGCAAAGCCTTAGATTTAATGAGTGAAGACGTTGATGAGGCAGACGAAGAGGAAAGCGAAGAACAGGGAAAGGGCGAAATTTCAGCCTAATTCCGCAATTTGTGGATGATGCCATTGCGGATATTGCCACAGTGTTTCATTGGACGCCGTCTGCATTTGATGAAATGACGATTGTCGAACTCGGGCAATGGCGAGAAAAAGCCCGCTTACGAAGTGGGGTGGAAAGTTAAAACAAGCGGTCGTTTTTCGCAAAAAATTTGCAAAATTCGACCGCTTGCTATAAGGATTTTAAAATGGAAATTAAAGCAGTTACATTCAGCAAAGTGATTAAAGCATTCATTTTTCATTTCATTATGTTATTTGTTTTTACTCAACTTAATGAGCAAGCTCAAACAACTTTAATGTTCTTTTTATGGTATTTCATTTCTCTACAATTCATTGTCGGGGTTGGAATAATGTATGTCGGCATTGAAAAACTTAAAATAAAAAAACACCGACAGACAAAAGCTTATGCTCATTTGAATTTTATCTCCAATTTTGCGTTATGCTTACAGTTGGTTTACTTTGAGCATATTTTTGCAGCGATTTTATTTTTGATTTCATACATCATACTCCATAGCCAAATCGTAGTAGGCGAATAATATGCTCCAACAATTCGCAATGATGTCGCTAGGCTATTTTGTGTTTATGCGATCGACAATCCCTTATCAAGACACCAGCCGAGAAATGAACTGGTCACACGTTCAAAATGACGTGGTCGGGGCAATGCCAAAAAGTCAATTTACCGGCAAGGCAGGGGAGACAATGGATATTTCAGCCGAGCTACGCCCTGAAATTACCGGAGGCAAAATGTCAATTCTTGCCCTTGAGATGATGGCAGAGCAAGGCTCGGCTTATCCGTTGATTAGTGGTTCGACCTTTATGGTGCTAGGCTGGTTTGTGATTGATCGAATCAGCGAGCAGGAAACCACCTTTTTTGCAGACGGCACTCCCCGAGCGATTAGCTTTTCGATGTCGCTTAAACGGGTTGATGATAGTCTGCTCGCCAATATTATTGATGAGGTTGCAGGGTTTATTTAATGGATTTTTTAACAGAGCTAACCAACCACAACCACCGCACACCGGCTGTTTCGGTGACGGTTCGCCCAAAGCCAAGCAAAGATAATGAGGGCGAAAAAGCCAAAGATATTTCCACCCTGATCACGCACCGCTTAATTCAACTCACCTTAACCGACAACCGAGGCTTTGAGGCAGACCAGTTGGATTTAGAGCTGGACGACACCGATGGCTTACTTGCTTTGCCAAGTCGAGGAGCGATTTTATCGGTCGGGTTAGGTTGGCAAAACAGCCCTTTAACCTACAAGGGCGAATACATAGTGGACGAGCTGACCCACGATGGCCCGCCGGATAAAGTGACGATTCGGGCAAGAAGTGCCGACTTGCGAGGCTCGCTGACCAATCGCCACGAGCGGAGCTTTCACCGTACCACCATTGGTAAAATTGTGAAACAGATCGCCGAAGAGAACAAACTCAAGCCGATAGTGGGCAAGGAGTTTGAAAACGAGGAGGTGAAACACATTGACCAAACCAACGAAAGCTCTATTAATCTCTTGCAACGCCTCGCAGAACAATTCGATGCCATTGCTACCGTGAAAAACGGCAATTTGATTTTCATTAAAGCCGGAAACGCCACAACCGCAAGCGGTAAACCGTTACCCCTGTTTCGCATTACTCGCAGTTCGGGGGATTCTCATAGCTTTTCGATTGCCGAAGGGGATAACTACAAAGCGGTTAAAGCCTATTGGCACAACACGCAAACCGGCAAGCGAGGCGAGGTGACGTGGGACGAAAACAGCCAAGTTAAAAAAGTGACTAAGCCCACAATGCGAAAAAAGACCAAAGTAAAACGTGGGGCAGACGGCAAGCCAATAAAAGGCAAAGACGGTAAGAGCATTAAAGAGACCGTCTTTGTAAAAGGCAAGGGCAGACAAGTTAATGCGGTGGTGCAGAGCAAGCCGGTTGAAAGCGATAGCGAGGCAATTAAGACACTACCCCATACTTACGCTACCGAACAATCAGCGATTAATGCGTGTAAAAACCATTTTGCAAAGCTTGAGCGAGGTGTGGCAACTTTTAGCCTAACCCTTGCTGAAGGAAATGCCGAGCTTATCCCCGAATTACCGGTGCAGGTAACAGGCTTTAAAGCAGAAATTGACAGTAATGAGTGGATAATTTCACAGGTTACGCATAGTTTAAGCAAGGGTGGAGGTTTTACCACAGCGTTAGAGATGGAGTTAAAGCCGAAAGAGGAGAAAGAGTAATGACGCAAAATGTTCCCTACGGAAACCCAAACAACCTTTATGACGACAACCAAAAATGGGAAGGCAGAATGAGCGTGAAAAAAGGTAAGGTTCACATCTACCTCAAGCACGATATTCGCCAACCGTTTTATGTGTTACACGGTGCTTGCTGTGGATATTTTGAATGCACTGGAATGATTGAGGACTGGTATATTTACAGCCCTGTTGAATGGGAACCACTTGCTAACTTATGCCAAGAACTTTCTTCAAACCAGCGGCAATTATGGATTTCAGGGCTTCTTCAGGTAGCGTCTTCAAAACCGTGTGAAGAGAAGATTTATCGGATTGCAGTGCATTTAGTACATCTAAGAGGGTGGAGTATTCCAAGCCTTTAAGTTCAGCAGTTAAACCGCCCTCTTCCAATAAATCATAGCCATTGTTATCTAGCAAATACTCGCCATTTACAAATCGGATAATGGCGTTATTTTTTAGCCTTTCTAATTCAATCTTTAAGCGTTTTTCCACCGTTCTATCTTTGGGTTTATAAATCAGTTGATGTTTATCATCACCTTTAAGGATTAAAACAGATTTATCATTCTCAATAATTGCCCAATAAATCTGATCATCACTTAATCCGTGAGGGTAGTGACTAAGTAAGGTTAAAATGTTGGATTGCATTAAATTCATTGATTTACCCTAAAGAAGAAAAAGGGGAAGAGTGATCTTCCCTTTTTGTTTAAAATAGCCTAATCCAATCTTTTTTCGATAATATTTCACCTGTCGAAACATCAATAATTTCATCATCTATACGCTCAATTTTAAATGTTCTAGTTGCTCTTCTGTCTAAGTCAAAGCCCTTTAAATATTCCCTGTCAATAGAAGTTACTCTTACATTCCGAAAAGTAACATTACCCTCTATATCTGTATACCAAAATTGGATCTCTGATTGCGTAGTGGTAGTTTTAGTTGATATGCGTTTTTTTGTTGATTTAGGCTTAATACTTTCAAGGGGCGTTTTAGAAAAACCTCTAAGAACATCAATTTCTTTCTGTAGTGAAGTTCTTTTATCTCTGTTAGTATGTTTCGGTTTTTTCTTGTTTACCTCTTTTGCTTTCTCGGTGAAATAGCTAAATTTAAGTTCTTCAAGCTCTTTCTTAAAGCTATCAACGTTTTGAGGGTTCTCTTTGGGAGGTTCTTCGCTACTTGTAATTACTTTATTTTGCCTTCTTGACCAAAGATTCCAAATTGTAGTCCAAAGTTTCCAAGATAATACGGATATTATTAAAACAGCCCCACCCAGTGGATGTATATATTCGACGATAAGGCAAAACACGATTATAAAAAGCCAAACATTTAAGCAACTACGCATAATATACAGTTTTTCGATTTAATTTCTGCGGATTCATCACAGTTAATTTGTATCAACAGTGATGTTATCACCAGAAAAAACATAATTAGAGTTATTATCACCGCTACTTTAGCTAATACCTACCCAGTTTTTTAGCTTGTGAGTAATAAAATTATTATAGTTTAAAACTTATAAAAATAAGGCTCGGCAAAATAAATTCGGTCAATTTCTGCATCACTTAAGTTTTTATCAATCATACGTAAGCATATTTTGGGTGATACATTCCATTCTAACCCTTGATTGTTTGAGGCATTTAGAAGTTTTATTTTTTCAAATTGTATATTTTGCCATTCTTCAAATAATGCGGCACTTTCGCAGGTGAGTGATAGGAAATATTTGCCTAGCTTAAGTGGGATTGTTTTATATTTAGTGTGAATAAATAAAGTGTTGTTATGATTAGTCACTTCAATAATCTCCTTACTATCAGCAAATGCACTATCAAATGCCTCTTCAGAGATTGGATTGGCAAATGTAAATTGAGATAATGTTAGTAATAAAGCAAATAATATTTTCATACAAACTTATTTTTTAGACTTAGTTGATTTTGATTTTTTTGATTTAGAGGCTGACTTCTTGCCTCCTTTTGCTGATTTGCCTTTCTTGCCACAAACATTTTCGCAAGGTATGCCGTCGTTATCTCTATCTAATTTGCCGGCATTACATTGATTTAAATAATACCGAGCCTGCTCACAAGATTGCATTTCTTTACAGTAAGGGATAGGGTCATTGCAGCTATAAGCCAAAACTACAGGTGAAATAAAAAACAAAGTAGAGAAGAATAATTTTTGCATTATGAATACCTTAACGTTTAACCCACCGCTTAACACTTTCCAGCATATAAGCCACTTTATAAACCCATTTATACTTCCCGTCTTGCAGATTTTTACTATAAACAAAAGCCACCTCTTTCAACGGCTGGCTAAATTTATAAATCTGTTCAAGTTGCTGGTCTGAAAGGTCGATAAATTTAAAGTCACCCTTAATTTGGAAGCGTTCCCTTGTATAGTTGCACAGCAAAATATGCAGTTCGTAGCAATGGTGGCGATAATAAAGAATTTCTTTCAACATTTTAGAACGATAAGCCTGTTTCTGCTTTTCGGTTTTGGCATCAAGATAAACATTGTTTGCTTTAATGCCATTGACTTCATTCACATTAGCGTGGAAGTGTTGATTGTTTGTATCCCCCATCGACTACCTCTAAGAAAAAAGATATTTTGCAGCAGCTGAAAAAATGTCATTCATTTCTTAATCCCCACCACTTCATTCACACCGGAATGGAACACTTGATTATTATTTTTGCCTTCTCCTGAAGCGATTTGACTCACACTCCCGTTTTGAGCGGTCGGGTTACCACTTGCAAGATTCCCCAAAAATAACATCGCTTGCATTTTCTGCGAATCGTCCAAATCAGCAAAGGCGGTTAAAAGCATACGTTCGGACGTGTCCAATTTCTGTTCTTTACTTTCTCCAAGTAGCAACCAATTTAGATCGCATTTGTATTTTTTAGCAGCCTCTAAGATGGTTTCTATAGGCATACTGTTCCTATTGCTCCAGCCTGACAGCGTTTTTTCATTAATCCCTAACACGACAGAAAGTTCTTTATTTGTTGTTACATCTGCAACTTTTCGCAAGCGTTGCAAAACCTCTATTGTTGAAAAAATAGACATACAAACCTCTAGGATTAAAAATTAAGTTTACATTCTTAAAAATGAAGATTATTATGCTCGATATAAAGAAGCAAAACGAAGCAATCAAAAGCAACGTGAAGCACTTAGCACAATACCACAAAACGAGGAAAAACAAAATGCAACAAGCTCAAGCCACTACTAAAAAAATCGTTAGTTTCCAAGAAGCGTTCGATACCTTCCGCAAGCTAGGTTGGAGAATGGAACACTTACAAGAATGCGGAGCAACCGGAGCGGATTTCCTAAGCGGTATTGAGGAAGAGCTAAATGAGGCGAAAGGCTTACTAAACCGCAAATTCAACGCTAAAGCCAAAGCAAACGGATTAGATGAGAAATTAGCAAGCCGAGTGGCACGCATTGAAAACCATATTTTTAACACCGCAGGCAAAAGCGACACGGTTCACTAAGGTGAACCGCCTACTAAGAGGAAAACAGAATGGAAAAACCAGTCGAGAAACAAACCGAAATTGCCACCATTCGCCTAAAAGGCGAAGTGGCGGATTTTGTAAAAGCCATCGCAGAAGCAGAAGAACGCTCTTTTGCTTATGTGGCTCAAAAGCTGATTAAAGAGGCAGCCGAGGCAAGAGGCTGGAAAATGGATTAAATGTTAAGAGAAATTTGTGAGGAGTTGGAAAATGCAACAGCAAAATAAAAGCCCTGAACAGGCAGGGCTAGCGAGTGGGAAATTTACTGTAAGACGTAATCGAGACGGTAAATGGCGTTTAGATTTGACCTTGTTGGATTTTGGTATTAGTTCGCCAGAAACGACTCAAGCTCGTTGCAAATTGCTTCAAGAGCTTCAGCTTGCTCTTCTTCAAGGTCAAGGTCATTTAAATACTGTCGGCGTGAACGTTCGAAAAGCCGGTCCAGTCGTTTGCGTTGGTAGTCTGTTAAGCGACCTTTTAAATCATCAAGAATAATGTTTTTGGCGTTTAGTTGATGGCGTAAGTTTTCAACTTCAACAGTCAGTTCAATAATTTGATCTTCAGTATTCATAAAATTTCCTTTTGGAGGGTTAAACAATATCTAAAACATAACCAAAATTCGACTGCTTGTCTATGGGGATAGATAAGCCGAAACAACAGTAAAAACGCAAAGAATGTTAATAGAGCCTTGGGGAAGGCGTAGGGGAAATAATGTCAGGAGCAAGACCTAAGTGTCCAAAATGTAAAAAAGAGTTGAATATATCAACATCTGAACAACCAACATTGATTACATATAGAGCATCACTTGTTTGTTGTAATCCTCGTTGTAAGGGGTTTAGATGTAATTTTCTTGGGGAAATGGTTGATTTTCAAACTGCGGTATTTTATCCGGCACCAGAAATTGCAACTTGGACTAAAGCAGAAGTTGATATGAAAAACGTTGATGAAAATCAACTAGACCTACCTATCAATAATCAAGATTAATTTAACTGTGTAAACAAACAGGCATTTAAAAGCGATTTTAAGTGCGTGGCTTTTTGCACCCTAAATTCAGGAGATTGTTCAATGCTTGAGCTAATTCAAACTGCAATAAAGACAGGTCAGCCACTAAGAACCCTTGATGGCTGCAAAGTACTGATCTTTACGGACTTGCAGGCGTTAAATGCACCAGATAGATATGGTTTTCATTATGTCGGTGGTTATTTTTTCAATGGTGAATTTATTGAAAACCGTTGGGATGCACAAGGACAGAGTGCTCATACCAACTATTTGGGCAACCTTGTCAGCATTTGGGAGGGTAAAAATGAATAGACAACATTTTAGACAGACTCACCGTTGGCGTATGAATCGCAATCTGCAAAAACGGCGGGTGAATTTGTACTTTTTGGAACAGCGGGTGGCGAATTTAGAAAGCAGGTTAGCCGATGAAGTAGAGCTGGCAAAGCTGAACAGTGAGCAGATTGGCGATTTACTGCAAGCGTTGGAGTTAAAAGTGAATCGGTTGATTCGCCAAAATGAAAAGCTGAAAGCCCGTGTAATTAAGCTGGAAAAAGCCAAGCAGACCCAAAAGCAAGGTTTGTTTGTAATGTTTAAAAAGGTGTTGGGTAGCAAGGGTAATCCTTAGTAAGAGGTAGATATGGATTTTGTGGCAACGTATCAAAAGATACGCATTAACACTAATCACAAGCAATTTATTTGCAATCACTTAGGCGAGATTTGGGGGAAGGAAAACGACGATTTTAAACGTTTCTTACTACGAGTCGCATTCTTGCAGGATAACCCTGAGCCGAAACCTTGGGGAGCGTATTCCCCACAAGAAAAACGCCTTTTACATAGTTTTAGCTTGTGGTTAGAGCAGATAGCAGATTTTCAGCGAGTAATGAAAAGAGAATCAAAACTGCGTGAAAAACATATTAATGCACCGGATTAGAAGGAGTAAATATGAGCCGTAACCGTGAATTGTGTGAGTTTTTTCACAAGCTGTGGTGCAAAACCGGCAACCGATATGCGTATCGCCAATATCAAGCCTTTTCGGCACGTTATCAGCAGGAGTGTTTGAATGGTTAGGCAATTATTAAGGACTTGCTCCGGTAAACTTGAAATGACCGCTGAATATGGCTGTTTTTGTGTGTATCGACTGGTTCGGAATGTGGACGGTGAAGTGATTAAGAGGGTGTTGGTTATCAACACCGCAGAATTTAAAAAGGCGATAGCCAAGATGATTGAGCAGACAAAACATAAAGGGTAAGTAAATGAGTGGTTGGAACTACGAGGCAAGAGCAGCAGAGGTTGATGCGGAACGTGCAGCAACCTGTGCTGCTTTTTTGCAAAATGCCAGCCAAAAACAACCGCTTGTTAAGCCGAGCTTAAATGATGTGACGGCAAGTCAAACGCAATTAGAGCTTTTTGATTTAGTTGGTCGTAGCAGTTATGACTATGTGGAGGCGTTATTACGCCGTTTGCCGTCTAAACGCCCGCGTGAGCATTTTCGCAAGCTCTATTTGCGTGAGTATCGTTCGGTTGAAGATGATGGCTCGATTGCATTTAGCGTAGGCAATAAGCAACGCACGCACGCTAACCATTTTTTGCGTGAGTTGTTGGAAAAACGCTTAGGTAAGGTGTTTGCTCAATATCAGTACGATCTTGAGTGGCTCTCAATGTCGATTGCAGACAAGTGGCAGTGGACGTTGGAGCAGAGTGTGAAATACCGTGAGCAGATTGATGTTTCTGATGCGTTCGAGCGTGAGCGTGAAACGGATTCAACGAAACAGAAATTGCCGTTTTATTTGATGACCGAGGGCAAATTAAAAACAGTTGCCGAGCATCTTGGCACTATTTTTTCTAAATTGCAGACCGATTTTTTCACAGAGCGTGCCAATAGTGGCGAGTATTTTAGTGATGCAGAGTGTAACGAGTTGCTTGTTACGCTCTATCGCCGTATTGGTTCGCTGTGTGAAACGATTGGGATTTCACTTAACTATTGGGCAACTTTTTCATTCCGTGATGGTGATGACGGTTTCAAGCCGAACTTGAAATCGATTGAAACCGCCTTAAACCAAGCCGCTTGCGAAAAGTGGTGGCTGAAACAGTTGAAAAAAGCCCAAAAGCAGATGGTGGAGCATTTGGCGATTGCTTGCGGTGAGGTGCGTAAGGGCGTGGCTGCTTATATTTCCGAACACGGTTTCACCGCTTGGCAAGCTCAACGCAAAAAGAATTTCGATTTTTTACGCAGCCAAATTTTAATTAATGTCGATAACGAGGAAGAGCAAGCCGAGTTGTTGGATATGTATTTGAAATCAAGTGCGAATCCATCTATTCGCCATCAAGAGATGATGGCGTGTTTGAACGGCATTGAGGTATGGGCGAACGAAAACGAGCACCAAGCTCTCTTCTTAACTTTGACCGCTCCGAGTGCTTACCACGCTCAACATAGCGAGGGTGGGCAGAATAAAAAATGGAACGGCTCAAGCCCGAAACAGACCCAAGCCTATTTGAATAAGGTTTGGGGGCAATACCGTGCGTTATTGAAAAAACGGGCGATTGGCTTTTACGGAATGCGAGTGGCTGAACCACACCACGATGGCACACCACACTGGCATTTGTTGATGTATGTGGCGAAAGAACACGTTGAGGAAGTGAGCCGTTTGTTTAAGCAAAAAGCCTTAGAAGTGGACGGTGACGAGCCGGGGGCGAAAAAACACCGCTGCAAGATTGAGTTGTGCGATCCGGAAAAAGGCTCGGCTACAGCCTATATAGTGAAATACATCTCCAAGAACTTAGGTGGCTTGGGCGATGTGGGCTACATTTCAGACGAAGTTGAGGGGTTAGGCTTTAAAGACAATGCCGGTCGTGTGCGTGCTTGGGCATCAATGTGGGGTATTCGCCAATTCCAATTCTACGGTGTTTCCAGCGTGGGTGTGTGGCGTGAGCTACGCCGTTTAACGGCTGGGCAGATTGCTGACCCTGCTTTAGAGGAATTACGCCTAGGGGCTGACTTAGGCGATTACGCTTTTTATTTAGACAAACAAGGCGGAGGCGGTGCAACCCGTGATTTGTGGTGTGCCAAATTAGCCTATGAAACAACAGAGGAGAATAAGTATGGTGTAGTAGGTAAACGTATTATCGGAGTTAAGAGCGGGAAAGAGGAAGTAAAAAGCCGCTTGAAACGCTGGCAGATTGTGCCGAAGAAAACCGTTAAAACGGTTGAGCGGAGCGAAACCCAACACACGGAGCGTAGCTCCGCTTGGACTTGTGTCAGTAACTGTAACCCTAGTAATAGCAAGGGTTCAGGCAGTGGCACAAGAGTAAAATTAGCAAATTATTTCGCCGAAAATGCCGAAAGAGTCGAACGATTTAGGCAAGCTCTCAAAATGCGTGGAGTTGTCGAAAGTTTGTTCAATGAATATAACATTTTTAGCCTGCTAAACGGTGGCGAAGTCAAAATTTATGGCAAAGATTACATTACCTTTGATGGTAATGAGGTGCAGATTGGGCGGAAATGTTAGGTTAGGAGTATAAGAATGAACTTAGTTACATTAATTGGTCGGTTGGGGCAAGACCCCGATGTAAGAGTAATGCAGAATAGCGAAAAAGTGGCTGCATTGTCGATAGCAACTACAGAAAAATGGACGGATAAGCAAACGGGCGTGAAGAAAGAAAGCACCGAATGGCATAGGGTGGTGCTTTATCGCCGATTAGCTGAAATCGCCGAATTGTATGTAAAAAAAGGGCATTTGGTATCAATTATCGGGAAAATTAAAACCCGAAAGTGGACGGATAGCAACGGTGTTGAGCGGAGTATTACAGAAATTATTGCCGAGCAGATGCAAATGCTCAGTAGTGGTGAGAAAAATACGCCAAATAAGGCAGAAAATAAACCGCAACCAAAGCAGAAAAATCAAGACGTGATGACTGCGGACGAGCAGAAAGATATTCCGCAGTTTGATGATGATATACCGTTTTAGGGGGTGAATAATGAGAGAATGGGAAAAACAAATGCCATTTAGTGCAAATTTACATATAAGACCTGCAGGAAAATTTGACGTGAAAAATGTAAACATAGAACAAATAATCGAAGAACGTGGCAAAAACTACGGTAGTTTTGATGATGTTGCCACAATGAGCCAACAGTTAAAAGCAGTGTTACTGGATACTAATACTCAACTTAAACCACATCAAAAAGAGGCAGGCGAGATGATCTGCTTGAAACTGGCTCGCATTTTTGCAGGTTGTAATCCGGACTATAAAGATAACTGGCGAGATATTGCTGGTTATGCGGTGCTGGGAGGGAAATTAAATGAAAAATAAAATGGGGAGTAAATTTATACGAGTCAGAGTTGAGTATCCACAGCCGAAGAAAAAAGATATTGAGCTTATTCAGGATGTGATTGCTTATCATATTGTCAATCTTTTTAAATTTGATGGAGGTAGGTTACGAGGGTTTCGTCAGTATGATTTGGAAATTGATGTGAAAGTTAAGCCAGTGTTAGAACAAAAAGAAAAGCCTGTAAAGGTTTGGATTGATGATTTAGGTGGTAAAAATGGAACAATTACAAGCGGTCAGTAATGAGCAAGTTTTTGCAAAATTGTGTGAGGTAGAGCAGCTTTTAAAAGTGAAAGGCGTGAATGAACATAGCCGTGAATTGTGGGATTTAGGCGATGTAGCAGCATATTTCGGCTACACTAAAGAACACACAAGCCGGAGTGTTGTATCTAGTCCACATTTTCCGAAACCGATAGCCCTTGATGGCTTACGAGGCAAGGGCAGGGGTGCGAAGAAGTGGGTGTCCGGTGAAGTGGTGAAATTTTGTTTGATGTGGAAGGTGAAGAATTAGGGGGTAAAATGACAATTTTCGGGCTTGATGAGTTGATTAAAAATATAGAGAAATGGGCTGACGACAGAAATTTAATTGATGGCTCAACTCCTCAAAAGCAAATGCTGAAACTGATGGAAGAGTTTGGCGAACTCTGCGGAGGCATTGCCCGTGATAATCCCGAAATGATTAAAGATGCTATCGGGGATTGTTTTGTGGTGCTGACGATTTTGAATAAACAAATTCAAAATGAAGCAGATTTATTGATTGGATATGAAACAGAAGGTATAAGTTTTGATGTATTTTTCAGATGGATAACAAAAAACATATCCGATCTTATTGAAGATTTGAATGGCTATAATATTCAATCCATAGTGTGTGATTTAAAAGGCATAGCTAGTCATTTTAATTTAAATTTCCAAGAATGCGTCCAGCACGCCTATAACCAAATCAAAGACCGAAAAGGCAGAATGGTTGATGGTGTGTTTGTTAAAGATAGCGATTTATAAATAAGGGATTAAGTAAAAAAGCCGATAAATTTTCATTTATCGGCTTTTGTTTTTATTGCAATTTATTCACAAGTTCGGATATATCCGGGTTGTAATAGGTATTTTGCAGAATACTCAAATCTCGGTGGCCCGATACTTTGGCAAGTTCCATTACCGTGAGATATTTAGACAGGCGAGTGAGTGCCTCTCGCCGTGTGTCGTGAAAATGCAGATCGGCATTGTGTAGATTGGCTTTTTGTTTCAGCTTGCGAAAATTCGAATCAAGGCTGCGACTGGTGAGCTGGAAAACACTGTTTTGCTTGTTCGGTTCAAGTTGTGCCAACTGATTTAAAATTGCTATTGCTTTGGTTGAGAGTGGCACGGTGCGTGAATAACCGTTTTTGGTTTGTGGCAAAAATGCGGTGCGTGCCTGTAAGTTTATATGCTCCCATTTTAGACCGGCAATTTCTCCCGCTCGCATTGCAGTTTCAATCGCAAATAATAGTGCTGCTCCGGCTCTTTGTTGCATTAATAGCGGTGGCTGGTTAGGGCTGTAACCGGAGACAAAAATCAGTTTGTCTATCTCCTCATCGCTATATCGGCGAGTTCTTGCCGGTGGCGTTTTGATTTTTTCCAGTGTTTTCAGAGGATTTTCTTTGAGATAATCCCATTCCATTGCTTTTGTAAAGAGTGCCGATAAAGTTGCTCTTTCTCTTGAGACAGATACCGGTTTCACTTCTTGTAAGCGTTGATTTTGCCATTGGCGTAAATGCTCTTTGGTGAGTGCCGGTAATGGGATATTGCCCAAGCTACTGCCGGCAATTCTTAGCAGGCGATAGCGTTCTTCTCTTTTCCCACGTTTGGTTGGGGTGACTTCTTTCAGGTATTTGTCGATTAATTCAGCAAAGAGAATGTTTGGTGTGGTGTTGTATTCTCCGGCATCAATTTGTGTCTCTAAAACGTAGGCCCAGCGGTTTGCCTCTGTTTTGGTGCTAAAAGTGGCAGTTTTGTAAATGCCTTTTTTGCGGACTTGTGCTCGGTATTTGTTGCCGTTCTTAATAATAGTAGCCAT